ATATCCAGCAACCAAACCTCATCACCGATCTTGGCAATGATATCAGCAGTACCGGCGTACTTATGGACGTCTGAGAAGGTAAATTCTTCGGTAGCAATGACGTCAGGGGCCATAGCCTTCCAAGCTTCAACGAACTTATTGATCATCTGCCATACCAGCAGCGAGTACTTAGCCTTGCCATAGTCATCCATCCACTGGACTTCCCCGCCTTTGATCAGTTCCTCGGCTGCGTTGTGGACTGCGGTCCCTTCTTCACCTGCCCTTCTCATGATGAGATCGGCGTTATGACCTACGTCCTTGATCCACTGTTCAAAGAACTTATTCTTAGGCATGTACTGCAGAATCGTAGTAACGGAGGGGTAATAAAGGCCTTCGCCTCTTCTGTAAACCCGGCGGTCCGGCAGAGTGATCTGCTTTAGCTCTCCGTCGAACTGAATGCGTTTTTGCTTATGCTCTAAAAGAAAATTGGAACCTGGATAAATCATACGAAAGCTAATTTGTGTCGGAGGAGGTCACTGAAAGTCAGCTCCTGGGACTGTTGAATATGGTGGGTGAAAGTAGTAAAACCCATCTGTGAAGGATCTTTATCGATCATGTCAACAAGGAACACTCGTTTACCCATAGCAAGGAATTGCTCAGAGTACCGTAGCGCACTTTTTAAAGCATCTTTATCCAACGCTATATAAATGTCTTGAACCTTGTTTGACACTAATTTTAACATTAAACTCTTAGATAAGGACTTACCTAGGATCGGGACGGCGTTACGTTTAACAGCCATGGCATCGAAGACTCCTTCAACCAAGATGACGGGCTGGTCCCAGTTAATTAAATTCTCAAATCCTATTACATCCTTGGATGCAGGAGGATTCTTGTACTTAAAATAATTATTCTCAAAGGTCCTGCCAACAAAGAAGTTTAGCTGATTATTTTCATCGTATGAAGGTACGATGATCCTTCCAGCATAATCTCCGGTGGTGCAGTAGCCGATGTTATATTTTAAAAAGTCGTTCTCGGTAAGACCTCTTTTATAGAGGTAGTTCCTGATCTTGTTTGCAATGACGGAAGTCCGGGTGGCGGTAGTCAATGCTTGAAACTCTTTGGGAAGTTCTACAAACGTGACTTCGTAGTCAGCTGTCTCTCCTTTCCTGACAAGCTTTAGAACCTGGTTAGCTTCATCCTTACCTAGCTTCATCTGCCTTAGCAGAGACTTAACAGTCCTACCTCTAGCACTACAAACCCAGCACTCCCACGGATTCTCCCCCTTCTCGTTAGTACTCAGCTTGATCTCAAGCTTGGGTTTACGATGATTGCAGAACGGACAACTAAATGCATAGTTATCCCGGGCCCTCTTATTAGATTTCCCCAGTACATTCTCGATTGCGCTTAGCAGTATAGGATTCTCCATGCGGAGGCATTACATAGTTATAACCTTAATATAAGAACGAAACCGTTCCGAACCAACTTAATAGTCGATTAACTTTATTTGACCGTCGGCGGTTGCCATTACGTTGTTGTCATCTCCAAACATATCAACTTCTTGAGGATCAATGCCGGTTTGAACCAGCTCCTGCCTTGCACCGGTAAAGACCTTCTGAAGGTACGGGGATAGGTTTAAAAGTAGTTTCTTATCTCCTTCACTAAAGAACTCATCTAATATATGAACGTTCTTCTTAATTTCCTTAGAGTGTTCCTGAGAGACTGGTTGTAAGTTTTCGATTTGGTACCAGCCTCCTTTTTCCATCTCTACTGCCTTACCGATGTTTGCCAGGTATTTAAATTTTTTTCCCTGGGCTTTAACCATAGCCTGCATTTCGATGTCGTCTTGGGTGATTTTTACAAGGTACCCTTCTTTTGGTTGGTAACCGAATTCCGGTACAGGATTTGGTGCATTATAAACAACCCCTTGAGATCCTGCTCCTACATAAGTTGCTCCAGCTGCTTTAAAAGCATCTTTGATCTTAGAGTAAGTGCTCTCAGTAAGAAGTGCTTGGATTAGTTTCATATAAAATCTTTCCTGTAGAATTTACCTAATATGTTATCGTTGTAGTATAACTCGTTATTCTCAATGGCACCGTATTTAAATAAATATTTACACTCATAGTAGGTAAGCATCTTTTTACCGGTAGCAAGCTCTAGAATCTCTTTATGGAACTCTTCTTTAGGGAAGGTTCTGGTTAAAGATAAGAACTCTTTGTTGGATCCGTAGTAACTAGCCCAGTCACTTTCTTTGGTGACTAATTTGGTGATAGGCTTGCGGCCAGGGCCAGTCTGTTCGGCGATCTCTTTTTTGGTGAGCTTAACCTTCCGGGTAAAGTACATGACTTTCTTGCCGATATATTTTTTGTTGGTAGGGGTGTGGGTGATCTGGTAGATAAATCCGTAAGTGCCTTCCGGCATATCGGAAATTTTAGTGATCATCCTACCCTTGTAAGTCCAGGTAGGTTCTGTCATGATATTAAATATCTAGTGCGATAACAAAAGTCATATCCGTGTACCTGGATTTAGGTATCGGTTGACCTAGCTTAGCTACTGCTATGAGTTCGTTTGAATCGTTGTAAAGTCCTACCGTTGTGATGTAGGGCTGGAAGTAGCTCCCGGTTGCGAAGTTGTAAGTTTCTCCGTTGCTGCCTGATTTGATGGAAGGGTTCTGAGAGTAGTTTAAACTACTTTCATTCACCCGGCAGCGGTACTGATGCTGGAAGATGGTGTGGGAGGCTTGCCAGTTTACATTAGTACCGTAACCAACAGAATTTTTTAACAAGGATACTAGTTGATCGGTTTTGCTGATAACGCCTACCCCGTGCGGGTAGAAAATATTACCTACGTTAGTACCTCCCCCTATAGTATAATCTACATTAGAGCTTGAAACAAAAAGTATCTCTACTGGCCCTATGTCAGTTGTTGGATCAGCAAACTCATAAACTGAGCTATCAGTTGTCATTACTCCTGTAGTTGCATCATAGATAATCCCTCGGCTATCAATCTCTTGTATCTGGGTAGAACTTACCAAGTAGAAAGGGCTTTTGATTGCTGATCCTTGCCATGACGCTGAGGCAAATGTATACTGTGCAGGAGGGGTAGTTGGATCTAAGGTGATTTGAGCGGAGCCGTCAAAACTTACAAACTGGGCTGATTCAGAATAGAAGGTTAGTACCGGGATTGTTAACGTGGTGTCGGTTGCAATTTGCAAATTCCCTTCTCCGTCGTCGGCGATAGTTATCGAACCTGTTATAAGAGTGAAGCTTGAAGGCTTGATTGCTTCTCCGAATCTATCCCTTCGAATATCTACTACAAAGATGTCTGTGCTGTCGGTGAGAGTCAGGCTCCGGGAGTAGAACAGAGTAGATTGGTTGTAATTTTCAAAACTACCGCTTTCGACTGAAGAACTGAAATTCGAATAATATAGATGATTTATAGAATCAAATACTAAGCTAGAGTATTGATTTTGTGTCTTTAAGGATGACGAAGAGAAAAGGGATGTTCTATCCCTAGTTCCGATATAGAACTCTACACCTGCACTCCCGCTGTCGCTGAAGTACGGTAAGGAAAATGATTTATGCGCAGTATAAGGTACTACGAATGCATCCTGCTTGTTTAGTCGTATAAATGCACTCATTCATTTAGAAATCAAGCTTGATTCTAATTAATGCTTCTTTAGTGAAGTCCTTTAGTAGGGGTCTTGATAGCTTTGCAACCGCTAGCAGTTCGTTGTTGTCATTGTACATACCAACTGAAGTGATGTAGCTCTGAGGTGCGTTTACCATATTACTGATCCTTAGATCTCCTGACCCGGTGACGTAAGAGGGGTTAGTGGAGTAGTTAAACTCACTGTTTCTTACCCTTGTAAATACAAACTGTGAAGATACTGTCTCTCGGTAATTAAGCTGGAATGCTGCTCCTGCCTTAATAGCATCGTAGAGCTTGGCCATGTTAGTAGCGGTGACGGCTGGGGCTGTGGTTCCTCTATTGATCGATAGTCCGATTCCGCCTTGAGCTGCTGATCCGCTTAATGCTAAACCGCTCAAAAGTATCGTACCGATATCTGGTAAGAAAAATCCGTAAGATCCTGATGCTAATGTAAAGCCTGTTGAGTTTACCACTGTAGTGGGAGTTCCGTTTGATCCGCTTACTACTTCAAAAACTCTTCCTGCATCATTGAATTGAATAGTAGATGTAGCTGCACTGTTGTCAGTAAGCTTAAGGGTGTTTGCGCCATTAGTAAGCGTTAGGTTGAAGGTTCCTGGTAATAGGGATTCTCTATACCTATCTCTGTCGATACTGATTGCGTAGAAGTAGTCGCTGGTAATACTACCTCCGAACTTAAATGAGCTCTCTTCATCACCTAATACCAATGTCCGGTATTGCCCGTAGACTGTTTTGGTTGGGGAGTAGCCCGGAACTGCGCTGTTATAGGGTGCGGTTCCTAGGCCAGCAGCGTCACCATAAGCTATTGCTAACTGTACTTCTGAGCCGTTGAGCTGTGATCCGGTCTGATAAATATCTAGGTAGTAGTTCCCGGAGGTGGAGGTGGGTTGGGTTGAGGAGGTGAAAAAAGTTGAAAGTATTGGAGTGTTTGTACTCCAAACTGGAGCTGATACTGGCTCAGCGCTTACTACTAAATCGTCAGCTTCGAATCTCTTAAATGACATATCTTATTAGTTTGATTTAGTGATGGTTACTGGAATGGTAAGTCTTGCTCCAGAATCTCTACCTATTAACGTGAGGGTAGTCTGTAGTTGAGTAGTAGTGCCAAACAATGTATTAACTGTTGTAGCTGAGAGATTAATTGAAGTACCGATCACTGTCTTAGATACATTAGTACCGAGAGTCGTGGTGGTGTTCAACCTGTTTGCTTCTTCAGTATTAATACCTACTCCGTTAAATGTTGCAAGAACTCTTACGTCTGCAATAGTGGCTGTGTAGCCACTTGGTTCAAAGGTTTGATTAGCTCCTAAGAAATTAAGAGTCTGAGGAGTAATTGCTAGAGAGGCTCCTTGCTTTAGCGTAATCGTAGAGTAGCCAATGTTGAGGACCGGTAGACGAGCTGTACCTCTAGGAAGAGTCACGAGCTTATACTTCATAATTTGAGTCTCATCCGGGAATGCTTCAAGTAGCGGCATATTCTCTATAGCCTCGCCGTAATACGAGGATCCTGAAGGATGAGTTACATTGTAAAGGGTGTAGTCGATTTCATCGTCAGATAGAGCGAATTGCGTGATCCTGAACGATCCATCGCCTCTTGCTAGAAGCTCTCTACCTTTCTTGGTTAGGATAGCATCTACTGTTACTACAGAGTTGTTTAAATATGCCATGTTTTAGTGGTTTATACTAATAAATATGTCTTTTATAAAATACCTTTGTTTTTAAGGTCGGAGATTATTCTTTCGTAGTTTGCTTTTAGTCTAGCAGAAGGGTATTCAGGGAATAATATTCCGTTACTCTGAGTTCCTCTTACTCTGTCAGTTTTCATTAATATCATATTACTGGAGGGGATGTACCTGCGAATGGCAAAGAAGTCCTTGTTGGCTGCTTTATTTGGTTTAGAGTCTAAAGTTATATAAAGAAGCTGTTCGGTGTTCTGTGAGGGTTCCTGTACGGCTGTTACTAGAAAAGTTCTAGCTTCATCGTTATTAAATTTAATTTCGTCACCGGGCTGGACCGTAAAAGGAAGGGTTACTGTGTTGAATCCTTGGTTTGCTGCAGTTGCGTTTCTTATTCCAATATATAAATTATCATATTTTGAAGAAAGACTAATACTGGCGGTTAAGGTAGTATTGGTTGCAGCACTTCCTGTAGCGAAGAAGAATCCTTGTCCGTTATCTGATTGAGCTACAAACGTTGATCCGGATGCAAAACTAGTTGCTTGGAAAGATCTTCCAAATAGTTGTAGGGTGTCTAGGTTTGAATCTCTAGGCTGTACTACTACCCGGACTACCGATCCGCTATTAAAATTACTAAAGTTGCTTTGAAGATCGATATCTCCAGACGGTGTGCTAGAAGTGTAGGTAGCTGTCTGCGCTGCTAAAGTAGATATCGTGTTTGAATTAAAAGTTCCGTCACTGCTAACCTCTATCCTATAATTCACTTGTGCTGCTACGAATCCGTAGCCGGTATCGTAGGCAGTTCCTTCATGTTCAATATAAGCTGAGAATTTTACCGGCTGTTGAGTATCTTGAGAAAATGAATACCTAGAGGTGCCTGTGTTGTAATTACTTAGGTCGTCTTTACTTTCGAGTGAAAAAGTAACGGCAGTTGTAACCGGGTATGAGGTTGATGGAGATTGAGTACCTGATCCTGATGCTGCGGCATCGTATGTCTGAAGACTATCATCAACATCGAACTCAAGCTGGTGTGAGGCGGAGTATGCTGGCTTTAGATACTGGGAGGCTGTATAGCTGTAGAGTATAGGTTCAACCCTTACTCCTGACCGTAAAACTTCGTTCATCCCCAGTAACTTTGCCTCTGTTCCTCCTATGGCTGAAGATTGTATTGATATCTCAAACTTAGAGTCTGAAGGGAATCCTTGCTGTAAGATCGGCAGGGCGGTGGGTGAGTCGGGGGTTGTTAGGTTTCCTAATTCGTCTACAATGTAAGATATTACAATAGCGTTGGCTTTGTTGTGCTCGGGTGAGAAGCCGGATATGTAGTCAAATATACAGAAGTAGGGGGTGGTGTGCTCGATAACTGGGGTTTTACCATAAGACTTATCCCCGTTTCTAAATTCATTAATGAACTGTCCAGTTAGCTGCTTACCTCCGTACCGGCCGCTGATTAGACCCGGGCTTGTGTGGAGGAGTTCTTGAACGTCCGCTCGCTCGGCTATATTGTTTCTTATTGCAACTATGTTTACAGGAATGTTTGGATTGGTAGAATAATCAACTTTTTGAACGTTAGCGGTGTTAGCTGGGGTAACGGCGTTGTTGAAGAGGGCGTTAAAGTCAGAGTTATCAAAGTTTTCCGAAGTAAAAGGTTCAAAGATAGTACTAACTACAGTTTGATCTGATCCGGAAATATTATTGCCACCGACTGTTACGTCAAAGATGTAGGAGTCGCTTAGTTCCTGCCTTCCAAAAATTGTATAGGTAAGAGTGGCGGACGGAGTATTACCTACAGCACTGGTGTGGGGTATAATAATTTCTTCAACGTTCTCGAGTTGTCTTGTAATATCAACTCCGTTAGCACTAGTTTTACTAATCCTAAGTTTCCGAACGGTAAAATATGTTTCTATAGCAGGCATTTATGTTTACTCTTTATGCTTAGGCTGGGGGAGCTGGCGGTTCTTCTGAGAGGATTGTGTTAGATTCAATCCAGATATAAATATCTCCAGCTGGAATACTGCCCGCTAATGATGTTGGGCTGGTTGTGTTAATAATATCAAAAGTTAAAAGGGGCTGTTCTAACTTTTTAAACGGATTATTGGGATTTAAACTACCGGTATATAATCTTAAATTTGATCCCCCTAATTCACCGTTGATAGTCTCTTCATTAGCATTAAAGACCTTTACTAATAGCCCTGATGGAGTTCGCAGACTTTGACTGTGGGCGGTGCTGTAGTCAGCTAGCACTCCTCCGTTTGATCCTGTGATAAATGCAGTATCTATCGAACCTGTGTATTCAGGTCTTGTTCCTGAGGATTGCACGGATTTTACCTTGCTTCTGTTTAGGATATGAGGTTTTATAATTATACCCGAGGATGTGATATCCCGGGCAGGTACAAAATCTTTAACCATCTTAAAAAGTTGATTATCGAAGAATTTTATTAACCTCACGAAGTCACGTACGTCGTAGGCTGAAGAGCCTGAGAGTATTGTTTCTGCTACTCTGTTTAAATTTCCGTACGTATCGTTATTATATCCGGGTTGGTATAGGTACCTAGGGTCACCAATGTATTGATCTAAATCAAAGCTCGAAGTTATACTGCTGCTTATAAAATTATCTAAATTGTAAGCGGGAGAGAATCCTACCTCTACGATGTTTAGATCTTGAGTATACTTCTTACTGTTTTGCTGAATTGTAGAATAGTATGATAGAGTGTTTCCTGAGGTAATGCTTCCGGTGTTGTCTAGCCTGATATTACTGCCGGTCAGTGCAGTAGGTCCGAAGTAGGGGGTGGGGGTTAGAGTATTTACACCTCCGTAAGTTCTTACTTGAAGTGACCCACTTGGAATACCGAAACAATTGATAAGGGCTCTTAAACCTCTTTCAGTACCTTTTGATTTAATAAGGTAAGGTAAGTTGTGGTAGATTCTTTTGTAAGTCTCTGCAAGCAGATCTCTATCGGGTGTGGGGAGGTTTGATGCAGTTACAAATGAACTTATCTGCTCGGATCCGCTATCGTAAAACTCACCTAAGAATAGCGAGCTTAAATTAGCGATTGAAAAATTTGAGCTATAAAGTTTAACTCCAAAGCTCTTCAGTACCTCCCCTATTAGGTCTTTTGATATCCCGTAGTCTATTCTATTATCAGCATTGTACTTATCGGTTACAGCTCTAGCATATACCCATAAGCTATCAAAATGCTGTCCCAGCATATTTAAGAATAATGAATACGGAGCATTAGAAGTGTCTTGTCTAATAAATTCAGGAACCGTGTAGACTAGGCTACTCTGATTTACCTCATCATAAAGTGAGGCGACTAGTGACTGTGAATTAAACCAGTTAATCGCTGTGGCGTTGCTAACTGGAAAGTTTACGTACGGTAAGGTGCTTCCTGATTTTGGCCAAGTAGAGCTAGAGCTTTCAAAAAATAGGTAGTTATCGTACCCATCAAATTTCTCTATTACGCCCTTAACTAAGTTTTGGTAGAACGTTACGCTTGTAGAGGAAGCTAGGGATGCGGTTGTGCTGAGTGCTGTACTGATTGCGTTAGATGCACTAGTGTAAGTTTGTATTAATTCAAGTTTATATGCAAAATTGTTTAACCTCTCTTGAGCTGAGGAGAAGTGAACGAAGTTATTGTAGTCAGCATAGTCAATATTAATTTCGGCTCCGCTCTGACTTACTTGATTTAATAACCTGTAGTAACTACTAGTAACTGGAAAGAGATATAGTTGATTATAATCTAGAAATTCAGTTGGTTGAGCTGATTGTCCATCAAGTTCTGATGTGAAGTTGGGACCTCTCAGTATGGGGAATACTTCTGCATCCGGCTGCGTTACAGCTTCAATACTGTAATTTACACTATCGCTTACTACTTCTACTAATCTAAAGTTTACTTTAGTGTTAATTGAAGCTGGCAGGGGTTCGTAGAGCTTTATTACGATGTTTCTATCGCTATCTACATTTACATTTATCCCTATTAAAAGGGTGCCGTTTAAAAAATTTAACCTAAAGTCGTAAAAGTAGGTTGATGTATTTAGCTTTTTTTGAAGCTCAGCTATAGCAAGCAACAGCTCGGGGACTTCTTCTAGAGTCTTAGCTTTTATTTCCGTTCTATCGGGAGAAATTTCTGAAATGAATAGGCTTACATCTGAGATGTTTCTTAAGAAGTTGTAGAGTAAAGAGACTCCTCCTTGATTGTAGCCTAGAGTTTGACTATCTTGAATAGGGTCAATATAGAGAACGCTAGCTCCCTCTTTACCTGCGCTTGCTGAGTTACCTAACTCCTTATATCCGGTGTAGTTTGGAATTAACTGGAGTAGGGTGTTGTCTTGAGCGTATATCGATAGTTCAATAAGGTCAGTTGTAGAGATAAACTCAGAATTAATAATATACTGATCTACTAACCCTGTATCTTCGGCTGAGTAGCTATTAATTCCTTCTACATTTGGAACTTCTTCAGTTAATATGTATGTAGTTTCTGCCATTAGACTTCCGATTGTTGAACTGTCTGTGCACTAAGTTTTACTATTTCAGTACTACTTTCTAAAAGCTCCTGACGGAGTTGTGCAATCTCGTCTAGTAGGGGTTGAATTTCAGCCGATTTATCCTCAGAAGAATATACTTCTGAGCTTCTCTTTATTAGATGCTCGTGGGAGTTGGTTTCCCCCCTTATGGGAATAGTAAAGAATAACTTATCGTAAAGTCTAAACAGTTCTTGTATTGTGTCTGGATCTTGTTCAGGAACCGGTTCTACAAAGGTTTTAAAAGACCTGTCAACGACTGCGTTAAATTTATTGCGATCTAAAACAGTCCTACTTAGACGTACTTCTTCAGCCATTTCTTACAACTTTAAAAGTATTTGAGCCATCATTTATAGTAGTAGTGCCGTCGATCTCAGTCTTAATAAGGACCCTGTAGTGACGTTCAGGCTGAATGCCGCTCATATATACATCAAAGTAGTTACCGGTATTATCAGCGCTAATTTTAGTAAACGTAGTATCAAAATCAATTACCATCTCTTCAGTGTTCTCATCTCTAAGGCCCCAGTACGAAGTGGCGGGAAGAACATAATTTGTTAGGTAGCTTGAGCTAGTTGCAAAGGTTCTAGTGGGGTACTTCGGCCTTACACTCAGTCTGAATCTTTGCTTACCCTCGTCGGTGTAGCTGCCTTTATTATTGCTCAAAGTGATGACGGGGTTATCATCCGTGACTTGAGTTAAGGTGGTACTCCTGACAGTATCGTCCCATTTAAACTCTAAAGCGGGCGGGTAGATGGTGTGGGTGGTGGCGGAAAAGTACTTTAGGAACATATTCCTACTGGTTTGAAACACTAAACTCCCGGTTCCAAACTCTAAGCTTCCGGTAAGCTTTAATATAAAACCGTTATTTGGTAGACCGTATTGGGTCTGACCTACTGAATGGGAGTAGTGAAGCTTTACTGAGTCAGTAACGTCTATGTCTAGATCGTGGGTAGAGTTGATGGTATGGGTTTGGGAATGATATAAGTTAATTCCGTTAGAGCCGGTGTACCATAGTCCCCCCTCCACAGCTCCGCTTCCGGAATACGAAGCGGTGGTGTTAGCTACTGTAGAGTTAGTCCAGCTAGTGGGAGGGTTGGTGAGTGTCCAGGTTACTCCATCGGTTGCATAAGGTACATCGCCAAACTTTCCGGTTCCTCGGGCCCAGCTATCAAACAGAGGATAAGCTTCTACTTTATACTCGATAGGAACTTCTTTACCTTCTGCTAAGTATGCTCTTAGTGAGGAAGAAAAATTAAGAAGGTTAAGTCCTTTGGTTGCAAGAGAAGAAGATATCTCGTTGTTGATTAAATCTTTCTGCTCCTGGGTATTAAATGCTATGACTGTTCTAGCTACATACCCGGTATCTCCTACAAAGTAGGAGTCTACTTCCATTATCTCATCAAGACCGGTATTGAAAAGCGGGTACCTTGAATAGAGAGTTGCTGTTTTGTCGGGAAAAATTCTATAGATTGCCATAGTTTATAATAAATACCCTATAATGAAGTTACTCGTCCGATTATATCGGTGTCTGGGAATTTTACTTCAAAGATGCAGGGATCGTAGGAGGGATAAACGGTATTGTTTCTGGTTGCTCCTTTGATATCGTACCCGTACTGAGAGTAGCTACCTCCAACCTTGTTAGTGACTTGTATACTCTGGACTGTTTGAACTCCTTTGACTCTGTCTAGTAGCGGAAAGAGACTAGATAGGTTGATGCTTTGGTTAATATTCCATTTTTCTATTGCAAAGAAATCTTTAAGAACTTTAGTACAGTTAAATAGCACATCTCTTCCTGCAAAATTAGGCAATACTATAATCTCGTAGGTGATTCCTATGTTTACTATAAAAGCATCTTTTATATTAACTGCATCCGTAATCATTTTATACTGACCTAAGTAAGTCTTTAAATTGGACTTTAAGGTAGTACTAGATGTAGTAAGTTTTTTACTCCCATCGTATGATAGGATATAAAGAGATAGGGAAAGAGGATTACTGTCAATTATGCTATCAGTTGTAGAATTACTACTCGTTAACTGATCTTGTGTTACATAAGTTTTAGCTACTGTGCCAAACTTAGGAGGCATTGAAAGGGAGCGAACGGCATAATCATCTCTTGTTACTGTTCTTAACTGTTCGTTAAAACTTCTAAGTGAGTTCTGCCTGATTTCTTCAGAAGTATCTCCATCCCTACCACCGTCTGCAGGATTAGGATTTGTAAAAAGTAGACTACTTGCTGAACCTGTCACAGCTGCTGTTACTGAGGAGGCTAGGATGGTTGTAATGGTATCTGAAGGTACGTTAGCTTCAACACCGCCGCCTGTAAGGTACCTGATGGTAAGGGTTGTATTTGCGGGCGCTAATCCGTAAGCTCCTGTGTACATAAAGTTAGAGGGGTCGTAGGCGGTATCGATTTTTGATACACCTATAATCTGGTCTCCTAAGCCTACATTAGTGGGGTCTGGTGTTATTATGGAGTCGCTCTGTCCTGATGTACCTGCTCCGAACTGTACCTGAAGAGTGCCTGTGGATGTAAACCTGGTGACAAACCTTCGGGGTACTTTTTGTACCTGCAAGCTATAGGGTGTAGTACTGGCGTCGGAGCTTAGATTCGTCTGCTCTACAAATGTAGTATCTTGACCCAGATAAGGTACTTCATACCATCTGATATTACCAGTTTCTACAATGTCTAAGACACCTAAGATGTTGGTATCAGTTAAGTTTACGGTTTTAAACTTCTCAGGTGCACCTACTGGTAGGGTTAGGGTCTTTACTTCCGCAGAGATAGCTTTTACCTGTTTTTTTAGCAGAAAAAGATTAATCGTATTGCCGGTTGATGAGTCGATACTAACTTCAGTTGGGTCGTAGGAGCTTGAAAACCCGAAGTTTACTGTATCCTCAATTAAAAACTTTACAGGTGACCCTGTAGTTGATTGTAATTGAGTGTTACCTAGTACCGTTAAAGCTTGATCGTAGTTAGGTACTTGTTGACCTCCCACTGTTTTAGCGGGAACTGTTTGATAAACATCTAGTATTACCTGTGCTGCTGTGCTTACCTTAGGGCGGTATCCCATCGCATAGGCAAGGGCGTAGAGGTTCTTACTCTCCTGGGCGTATTGTAGGTATGTCTCTTGAAGCTGAGTATCTTGGTAGAAGGCTAGTACATCTCCTACGTACGCAGCCATCTCTATAAACATCGTACCGGGCGAAGTTGGTGAGAAATCGTTGTATGTGTCTGGGAAGTAATTCTTAGTGTGGTTTATTAGCTCTTGTTTGAAGCTACTAAATGACTTGTTAATATACTTTATATCTCTTTCCTCTGCCATTATAATTCAAAATTTATTGTAAGCTCGTCAGTTATTCCCGTTTCTCTAATAGCGTATTTTAGCTCAAAGTTTACAAGGTTTTCATCATAAATTGGGACTAGTTGCAAATTCCTTATCTCAACCTGCGGGAAATATATCTGCAAGCCTTGCGTAATATTCTCGGTAGCAATATCGATACTCTCTTGAGTCAAGTTTTCAAAAAGTAAATTTCTAATCCCGGATCCAAATCTAGGGTTAAAAACTCTCTCATTTTGTGCTGTTAAAAAGAAATTTATTAAATTTGTCCTAGTGGCATCTTTGGTGGTGTAGGTAGAATTAAAAACAGCTCTGCCTTGGAAAGGGAGAGCTACTCCTACAGCTTTTCTAGGCTGTAGATCGAGTGGATTAATCCTACGTACGTTAAAAGCCATATGGTTGACTCTTCTTATCAGCTAGCTTTACGATAGCGGCTGCTTTGTTGATAAAACCTAGCTGAGAGAGATCTAATCCTACTTTAGGTGCTGCAGCGATTGCTGATGCTACTGCCCTTGGATCTTCAGAGATTGGTTTATAAGTTGGCTTAGCGGAGTAAGAACTACCTGCAAACATCTCAGACATATTAGCTCTAACGGTGCTTGGTGAATCACTTTCATATTGATCTGAGGCCATGGCTCTGCTTGTCATATTAAGTGCTTCCATAAGCGGATTACCGCTTGTAAACTGAACTGGTTGCGGAGCTTTTACAGGCGGTGGTGGTGGAGTATCAACTCTTGCTACAGAGAGTTCCTCTCTAATAGCTTCTCTTACTGCCTCTTTAATTATTTCTTTAAATTCACTGGCTTTCATAATTATAAATAGATTTAGATAATTAGTTGATCAATTCTAAACTTAATTTCATCTACAAGTACTTGTGTTGATGAGCTGAAGGATGGTCTACCCTCTAGCACCACTACTCCTAACCGGTCGATAGCTACTGCGTAGCGCTGCGGAGCTACGGCTTGCCTATCCACTACCCTTATCTCTATTTTATACTCTCTGTAGGAATTGTTAAACTGGGTGATGGATTGATTAAGGGATTGAGAGAGTGCTCTAATTTCTTCATTTTCACTAACAAGGTTGGGGGCACAAATCTCGATTATTCTATCTAAGCTCTGCAATAGTCCTAGAATCGTAGCAAAGGTGCTGTTAATCGTAGATAGTACGAAGGTTCCTGCAGCAACCTCTCCACGGTATTTTTGTGAGAGTTCTTTTACCTTCTCCAGTCTATCACCAAGGGTGAGAACAAAGCCTGTAGTAGTAAACTGATTAGGAGTGGGCAGGGCTTTTATAATAGCGATGATCGGAGGTATGGCTGTCAAAACTACCTGTACTCGCTGTAGGATAGTTTGCAGGGAGGTGACTCTTCGTTGTAATGCTATTACCGAACTTTCGATGTTATCTTTAGTTACTATTATTATTAGGAGCTGTTCAGGTGTAGGACAGAATTGTCTAAGGCTTTCAGGGTCCTTTGTAGAATCTAGAAACTCTTGATAGGGCTCTAATAAAACACTGAGCTGTGAGATGACGGTCTGTTCTAGTTTAGCACGCTGGCTTAGAAGTACTCCAAATAAACCCTGTAGTGCCATTACTTTGTAAAAGTTTTTTTGGACTTTAAACCTGCAAGCTGTCCTTTCAACGTGCTCACTTTACTTGCCATATCAACTCCTGCTTTCTGTAGCTGAACTATCGGTCCTCCGGTTGGTAGGGAGATTGCGGCTTGCAAATCAATTGATAAAGATAAAAGTTGATTAAGCAGGTCTTCAAGTAGTGCGGTAGTTCTGGTTCCGAGTAATACGGGTTCTTGAGCGTTTTTCCCTAGTTCAATTTTATTTGCCTCAATAATAGTGGTGCTAGTGGAATCGATGTTAATCGTATCTCCTGATAGTCCTATTGATAGAGGGGAGGATAGTAGTATGTGGTCAGTAGAGGCGTTTAGGTAAATTCTACCGCTACTAAGCAGTACCTGGTTACCTTTGTAGGCTTTAGTCTCAGTTGGTTTTTGAGAGTATGATTTTCTGTTAACGCTACTCTCTACTAAGGGGATTGTTTGAGTTGAAGTTAAATATATTGAACTAAAATCCTCGTTTATATTTTCAGTAATAAACTCAAACCCGTTTGTAGTTGCTACCTGTCCGTTACTTAAAATGGTTATAGGATCTCCTTTCACTGTACCTCCCCAGGGCGTAAGATTGGGCACTGTCTGAGAGAGTCTAAGTGATTGCCCGTTTCTGCCTTCTAGTATTACATCTCCTTCGTATGGCAGCATTGGATTTATATCTACCTTCTCTTCAAAGTATTCCCCGAGCTTGGGGTCAGAAGATGTATCTTCGGGGAAGCCAGTAAAGTGAGGGGAGTTCCATATATTCACTACATCTAAGTAGTAGACCGTTTTACTAATAGCTAAGCTGTCTAGATTTTTTGATGCTGCTGAAACTAAAAGTACGATTTCGTTAACTAGCGGCAGGTGTCTGATATGAGACTGCAGAGGGAGGGCAATGGGATACTGTTCGGCGGGTAGATTGTCAGTTACTTTTCCGAGAATCTTATAGTGTACGCTTCCTACTAAATCGGGAAAGTTTGGATCAAGATTAACTTTTACAACTCTCCCGGCTTGAAAAGCTTGTTTAGATCCTCTAGCTACTGCTGGGTTTGCTGACCTAACGAATAAGCCTAAGCTATTTCTAGTATCAACCATTACTTCTCCTGAGCCAAGGCATTGGCTTGGTCTAGAATCTGTGCTAACTCTTCAGCACCTAACTCAAACCCTGCAGTATCACCTGATGACTTTGCATTGTCCATCCTCTGGACTATGGTAAGCATTTTTACTAGCATCTCATCATTCTTAACTCCTATCTCTAGGTAGTTAGCGATCATAGGAACTACTAGGGTAGCGTCACCGATATTTTCAACCAGCGGCTTGAGCTCTCCAATCAAAGCGGTTATCTGCTTATCCTTCTTTTTTGAGTTGTTATATATCTCTTCTAAGACGTCGGAGAAAGTCTTATCCTTAAACAAAGTCTTGTCTAGTGCCATGCCTTTTCTTTATAAATAGAAAGGTTAGTTTTTTAGATCAATTAATCCTTGTTCTTCTAGTCCGTTGTATAGTTGGTAGAATTCTATCTTGAGTACGTTGATGACTTTGGTGAGGTACGGGGTCTCGGTACCTGTCATCTCTCGGATATAAATATATAAAGCCTTCTTCTTGAAGATATCTAAATCATAGCGCTTTTTAAAGAGAATGAGTATCGCATCAGCGACCTTGCGGTCGGACTCTTTAGGAAAAAGATCATCTAACTTATCATAAGTCCTCTCGATATATATGTCAAAGATCTGTCTGAGTGTAAATGCATAAGGTCTTACATCGGCTGTATCTAAGTCATAGGTGCCGTTGAAGTCTTCGACCGGGGCTAATGACTTTAAGCGCTTATAATTCTTATTGTTATAGTTAATAAGATGCCTTTTGACGATAGTCCCGAAGTAAGAGTATGCTTTCGCACC